AAAATCAGATGTAGCTAAAAGATATGGTTGTGTTGCAGTAGGAACACCTGTTCCCTTTTGATCTGTTTCTTCACTGTCATCATCAACTCCAACTGTAGGGTCAACAATTGTTGGGTCGCCACGCAAACGGTTTCGCCTTCGTGCTAAAAGAGAGTTGTGAGACTCTGATGCTCTGCCTCTTCCTAGTCTACTAGTATCAGGCTCTCCTACTTCGTGACCAGACTTAGTAGTATAAAATTCTCCGTCAGCAGGATATGAACCATAGATAGGGTGTCCAAGATATTCTACTTGTGGACTTACGGGGGAGCGAGGATCATTAAATCCAACTTGAGGGTCAGCAGCTGATTGAGGTGTGCCTGGCAAAGAGCCAATAATTACTGGTTGTTGTTTTTCAGCTGCATCTCTAAAGAAACCAATTACCCAACTACCCTCAACAAGAAAAGATGGAGAGTTTCCAAGACCATGCATAGCAGCATCTGTAACAGGGTGCATAACATGAGCCCAAGGTAAGTCTAAGGTTGGAATCTCTAGAAGATCATCTGTATGAAAACCCAAACACCGAACTTTAACTCGGCCAAGTTGATCTGGGTCGTTCCTATCTTCTACAACACCTACGAACCAGACGAATCCGTCTTGGCCCATAAAATAACTTTGTTCTGCCATAACAATCCTTTACAATAGTTTTTACTATTTATAAGGGTTGTAGGAAAAAGATTATTGTAGTTCTTTTGTTTTCTTTTCTTCTTCTAAACTATTTTCAAGCGATTTTAATAAACTCATGTTATTGCTCGCTCTAAGGGATACCAATACCACCCTGTAGATATATATTTAGAATGGGTGTGTACAGGATTGCCGCGATGTTGATACATCCAAGCAGATGGGAAAATAACCCCCATGCCTTTTTTTGGTTGTATTCTTATCTTCTCATATAGAAACTCTGTTTCACCCTCACCAGCTGGTAAGTCATTTAAATAGATTGTCCATACGAGAGCTCTAGCCGAATCTGCATAGTGAGAATTCTCTGCATGAAAATTATGAAACCCACCACCCACAGGCATTGTTCTTTGTACTTTAGTTTCTGGCGATAGTAGACTTCTTGCTCCACGATATACAATAGGAAAATCTATAAGGTATTCTCGCAGCATATCCATTTTTATTTTTTGAATAGATGAATACAACGAGTCTTTTTCGTCCATCCACAATTGTTTGTCTTTACGAGTTATACGGTTAGCAACTTTGGTCGTGCCAATATGATCATCACGCTCAAACCATTCTATAATCTGATCACATTGTTTGTCTGGTAATGCGTTATCAAATCCTCTGATAAAATTACCTAACACGAATGTCTGTCCCTGCAACCATTAACTTTGAACCAACAGTCTCTCGCATATTCAAATTGCCGGCAATCATAATTCGTGTATGTTCACTATGTTCACATTCCTGTTTTGGAACAGCATGATTCAACCACGCTGGAAAAACAATCAGCAGTCCTGTTTCTGGATACACATGAAATGGAGTACCCTCATCGTCACGTTCTTCACTATTGACAAATATTAATGGAGCGCATTTCTTACACGCTGATACACAATAGGTATAAGACCAAAGAGATGGCCAATGATTATGCTCTTCACAAGTCTGGTCTTTGCCGTACAGCAACCCCCAACTTTCTTTAATATAAAGAGGAATGACATCTGGACTTCCATCAGGTTTAGTTCGTTTTGAAAGTGGACATGAATTTGCAACTTCGATTGCAGCTGCTCCTATAACACGAAAGGTATCATAATCATCATGCATATTCCATCTGGTCATCAAACACTTTGCAGGCGTTCTGCCCCGAAACGCATCGCCCGCTTCATGAATATCCTTATAAATTTGGTCAGTTATTTTGTTAGTCGTATTTAACTGCTTTACCTTAACAGGATACCTGTCAGCAAAATCTAGCCATGGCTGAGAGTTACCAACTAACTTAGATAAAGCGCTCATGCTACAATCTCTTGTATTTTTTCTTCGTCTGGGTGGCGACCATCAAACTTTGGTTCTCCCATAGGTAGGATGTAAAACCAGCCTGTGGCAATATACTTAACGCCTTCGTTTGGTGTTACACCTTTGTGTGGGTGTGTCCACCCTGCTGGCCAGATAACAGTTCTGCCCTCTTTAGGTGTCACAGTCATTTCTTGATAAGGAAACTCCGTACCAGATATGGCATCGTTTAGATATACCATCCACGCAAGTAACCGATATGGATAAGAGCCAGATTGTTCATTGTGTAAAGAAAAGTAACCCTCTCCATCTTCATATTTCTGTACGTTATATACAGGACACAATCTCCAATAGGAGCTGGTATTTAATTCACTAAGATATTCATACTTGTTACAATAGTGTAATAATGAATTATTTACAAACGTATAGATGCTTGAGTTGATAGGATTATCATCACCAAAGTCAAAAGACTTTGTTACACAAAACTTTTGGCGATTCTTATTAAAATAAGGAAGCCCGCCGTTACTTTTGTTTAGAACACTTTCAAAATATTCTGTAATATCTTCACATAAACTCAGTTCACCGTATGCTCTGCGTTTAGCCCACAAGGGCGGAGTGTCATCAACTATCTCAATAAAATTCAAATTATCACACCTCTCTCATAAATTTATCTTCAATTAATATGTAGTCAGTTTTGTTTAACTTAGTTTTAACTGTCAAGTACACCGTACTCATATTCTTGGGTTTAACAGGAACGAACTTTGTCAGCTTCTTGGAATAGTAATAAGGTATGCCGTCTTTCAAACGCATTTCCTCATACGAGTCCATATCAGAACTCACCTCGCGAATTTCACCAATTCGTTTCTCTTTGTATATATTTAAATAGGCAACCTTATCGCCAATATTAAATGTGTTCATCATTTTCTCCATAATTTAAAAATTTATTAAGTGGATAGTGGGGGTTTAGTTGTTTAGTCTGATGATAGCTATCTGCACGAACACAAGAAACAAACACAGCTGTTAACAATGTTAATCCGACTAATAGTATATTCCACTTTCTCATTTTTTTATCCTTACAGTAAAATCAATACCGAATTTCTCAATCGCCCGAAGCATATTTAAATTCCTTGCTCGCTGCATCGTCTAGCTGTTTCATAATGTCATCAGTAAAATAGGTTAATGGATCGTTTAGAATAGTCTTACCAAACTGTTTACTTCCGTCTGGTAATTCGAATCGTGTAGATACCTTTTTAAAGATGTTATACTTTTCAGCTAACTCCAACAATCCGTAATACTTGTCCAACCCTTTGTCATAGGTCAGCCTTACATCAACCATCTTATTCTCTTTGGTTAACCTAGACTTGTGATTCTTACAGTGAATGATATTACCAATTACCTCAGTGCCATCTTTCTCTTTCTTCTTGCTCAGATAGATAATAGAACTAGCTGCATACTTGAGTCCAGAACCACCACCCATTTCTTTTTGAGGAAACATACTTCCGACTACATCATAGGTATGATTCGTAACTACCATTGGAACTTTTGCTCGTCCAAGTTTAAGTGTCAGAACGCGAAACGCTGCTTTAAGAACCTGAGCTCTCGTCATGTCTCTAGTCTCTTTGCCGTCTGCGGTATCCTCTACTTCTTTCGTAGTACTCAGCATACCAAGAGAATCCAGACAGAGAAAGAGAGGATGTCGATCAGAATTAGCCTGTGCAAGATAAGAGTCCAACACTTTAAGGGATTGAGTTCTAAATTCTTGCACCGTAGTCACAGGCATCATCACCATACGATCAGGATCGATACCCCTGTCAACCACCATCTGTTTAGTAATTGCTGATTCACTCTCAAAGTATATCACTCCAGCGTTGGGATTTGTGTCCAGAAAGTTCTTGACAATACCCATCAAAAAGAATGTCTTACCTGTTGCAGACTCACCTGCAAGTGCAGTAATCTTATTTGATGCAAGGCCGCCGTAGATACTTCCACTCAATAACGCATTTAATATATGACTGCCTGTATCGATAAACGAATCCACATCTCCTGCGTCTACACCATCACTTACCATAGATGCGTATTCATTACCCACCTCTCGTATGATGCCCTTTAAAAAATCATTGTTAGTCATAGTTTATATATCTCCATTCATTCTATATTATTAGCTATTATACTACATGTATACTAAATTGTCAAGGCAAATCTTTCTACACATATTGCAGATAACTTCCGATAATATATTTAGGTGAAATCACTGGGCGAGCGCCTGCGTGTATATGTGTCCATAACGGGGGAAACATAATACATGAGCCCTTTGTACATCCAATCTCTATATCCATATTCGGAAAATAAGTATGACCACCCATATTATCATTTAGATAAATGAAGATAACCAGAAACCGTCTTGCGGTTGCATAGTCTATTACATCAACGTGTGGTGGAAACTCATCAGTCGTATCAGGTAGATATCTTTTCATCTTAGGCGGCTCTAATGCAAACTTGTCGGGCCATTGATAAGGCGTGATATCATTTTCTATCTTATAATTCTCGACACATTTTCCAATAATATCCATAAGGTAATTAACATCTTCTTTCCATATAGTATCAGGGGAGTGAAGCATGTTAATCTGAGTAAGAGTTGCAGTCTCTAAACCTTCTTCTGTAAAATGAGAATTGTTCTGAATCTCCTGTGCAGAAGTATCTTTTTCAAATTTGTCAATAAGGTAGTTACACTGTTTATCAGAGAGAACTTCATCATAGGCTGTAATATAGGAACTCGGCATTAGAATTTAAATCCATCAAGATTAGAACGTGAACTTCCAAAACTTGACTGATCAAAAACAGGCTGATCAAAATCATCATCTTTGTCTGGAGTCTGATTAGAATCTGCAAGCCCTGCTTGTTCGCTGAAGTCAATGTCATACAATCGCATCTTCGCTCGGTCAATACCAACTACGAATCTTTTATTGACTGATGGATCATTGTATCGGTTCTTTAATTGTTTGACTGCAATCTGATTCAACTCATCAAGCTCTTCATTGCTGATAAGTGCAAACATGAGATCCGCTGTAGCAGGCAAACCAAAACTTTCGCTGGTATCTTCTAATCCAACATCACTATTAGAGAACCCGCTTCTTGTTGTCTGAGTCGCACTCATAATTGGAACATTTGTTTCAACTGCAAGACCTCTAAGCTCTTCAGCAATCGATTTGATATAGAAGTACGAGCCGACATTCGAATTTCCTTTAAAACGACTTGATGAACAAATATTCAGATAATCAATAAAGATAATATCTGGCTTAAAACTTTTCTTGATTGCAAGCTCTTTAATCAATCCACGAAAGTGTCCAGAGTGAGCACTTGCTGTGGGATACTCTTTGACAATCAATTTACCAGAGGTGGATTTAATAATCTTGTTGATTTTGTTGTCAAACATTTGTTTCGGTAGGTCATGCAAATCTTCCATAGAGATGTTCATCAGGTTTGCGTCAATGCGTTCTGCGATACGCTCTTCCGCCATCTCCAGAGTTATATACAATACATTCTTTCCTTGAGAAAGACAGTTAGCCGCGACATGACACATAAACAAACTCTTACCGACACCTGTACCAGCAAGAGCAATGTTCAGCGTTTTCGGAGGTAATCCCCCTTTCGTTATTTTATTAAAAAACTCCAAGTCAAACGGGATTTTTTCTTCCACCGTATGATAATAGTCAAATCGCGATTCACTGTCTTCTAGATAGTCATGACCTACATGATTATCAAATCCTACTGCGAGTGCGTCTGACAGAATGCTGGGAATCAAATCCGCGCCACGCGCTTTATCCTTTCCGTCTATGATTGAGATACCCTCAACGATTGCGTTATAGACTGCTCGGTCTTTGCACCACTTCTCTGTGGTTTCTTCGAGCCAATCAAGATTCACATTCTGATCATTCTTCAGAGACTTGACTGTATTCAGTATTTGGGAAATATCATTTTCGTTTAAATCTCTGCGTGTGTCTATCTCTATCTCCAGAGTAGACTGTGTGGGTAGTGCGTTATACTTCTCTATGAACTTCTGTATTTCTTCGAATACAATTCGTTCTGTTCTATCTGCATAGTATTCACTCTTTATGAATGGTAATACCTTTCTTGCATAGGGCTCATTTGCTATGAGTTCTGCAAGGATAGTTCGTTCAATCGTCTGGTCTGTACTCAAGGTTGTTTTCCTCTAATTGTTCGTCAAGGATATTCACAAGAATATCTCCAATAATAGTAAAGAATTCTTCTCCGAATTCTTCTTTGTCTATATTCGCATTGTCTAGTATACTATACTCAAACCGAAATGGCAAGTTCCCTTTAGAGTTTTCTTCTTCTAGGTTGGGAACAGTAACCTTTCCATACGAATACACGACACCTTCGAAGCGACCCTCGCCGAGTCTAAGAGATGCCTGTTTATCGTCTTTGCGTGAAACCCAGCTCCATTTTATACTCATATATCTTAGTCTCCTCGTATTCGGCGAATCCCGTGAATCTCTATCTCAAGAATTCTTTTCTTAAGGTATTCTAGAACTATGGGATGAGAGGATGTCTGAGAGTTATCTTCTTTTATCAAGCTTGCAATATAGGCTAGCTCTTGTCTGTATGCGTTCAGCATATTGGTATCAAAAGAACTCAATTGAGGATTGTTCAATGAGGAAATTCCTTTATGAGTGTCTTTACGAGTTTGGGTTGTTCCACGAAGCTTCGTCTGGTCTTGGAAAAAGACTTGGGTTTAGTAAACCACTGAACATTCTGATTCGTGTAAGGTATGTAACCAATGAGTCTGTCCTTATCATTAAGAATGTAGGTATGGTTGAGTTGATTGGGAGAATCCCACTCGGTTATTTCTTTTAGTACTTTCATTATGTATCCTTAGTATTTATACAGGGTAGTTCATTTGAATGGCGCTCAGTGCTAAGGGGTGGCCGGTTTGATAGCTAGAAAATAGTTCTTAGGTTCGTAAGTGTAAATATAGATTGCGAATTCACTTTCAGTTTTCATAGGCCGTTTTCTCAGCTATATTCTTATAAGCTCCCCTCTCACCCATACCAGAGACCGTCAACTCGTCAGTCGGCCCGCCCTCCTGAGTGAGAGAGTATCGGCAGAAGTAGCCCGTTAGCATATAGGTGGCATAGTCGCCTGTCCTATTCGCCGGTTACAGCTACTTCTCCGAGTTAAATTGAGAAGAAACCAACATGAACC